GAAATTTTCACAAGAATTTTGCTGCGAATTTCTCACTTCTGGCCGTCCAGTTTTTGCTTCAGATATTATTTTAAATCAAAGGAAAAATGTTTTAGAGGTTGGAGACACCTTTAAAGACGCTGACGGCAAAAGTCATACTGTAAAGATTGAGAACGACTTGATAATTTATAAAGAACCAGAGAAAGAAGATTTTTTCGTATGTGGAGTTGATATTTCTGAGGGAGTGACTGGTGGAGATTATTCTGTTGCTACTATTTTTAACAGGAGGACTGGAGAACAGGTTGCATTTTTTAGAGGATTCATACCGCCAGATAGATTGGCGGAAAAGCTAAATGTTTGGGGCAGAAAATTTAATAATGCTTTGATGGTTGTTGAGGTAAATAATCATGGACTCACAACCCTTACGGTTTTAAGACAAAAGATTTATCCGTCAATGTATTTCAGACCAGCAAGATTCGAGGGTATAGGGATGACCACTACCAACAAGCTGGGATGGAGAACGACTAAAGCTACAAGACCTTTGCTGATAGACGAACTTGCTCAGGCTTGTAGAGACGGAGATTTAATTATTCATAGCAAGGAAATTTTAGATGAAATGTCGGTGTTCGTTTATAACGATAATGGTGATATGGTATCCCAATCTGGTTTCTGGGATGACTGCATTTTCTCTGCTGGAATCGCGTTTCAGGGTTTTAAATCGATGGCTCCTACGAGACCGAGGCAGTTAAATTATGAAGAATATTTGCCGAAATCGTTTAGTTATTAATTCGTTTAATTTAAAATTATGGTGGGGAATCTCTATAGAGCTGAGGATTGGGGAGATGAGGAATTGATTAGGAAGTATGAAATACAGAAAGACGATGCAAAGAATTATTTTGTTACTATCATAAAGCCTCAACTGGACAGGGCGTATAAATTATATGTTGCAGACAATAGAGACAGGGCTAAGGAAATACAGAAGTGGCAAGCTAATGTTTCCATTCCATATCCGCAAGCAGTTATAGAAACTCTGATGCCTCGTATTCTTGATGCTCGTCCTGATTTTTCTGTTCAAGGAAGGACAGAAACAGACCAGTCTAAAGCTATAAAACTTCAACAGTTATCAGATTTCACTTGGGAAATATCTGGAATGGATAATACTTCAGAAGATTTTGTCAGGTCGTCTATGATGAATGGAACTGGTTTTCTCCAGGTTAGTTATAAAAAAGATGTTCGTTCATATAATTTTCTGACTACTAAGGATATAGCCAAAAAAGAATATAAATGGAAAAAGAAGAAACAAGTATTTTACGATGCTCCTTTTGCAGAGTGGGTTGATAATTATGATTTATGGTATGACTGGCACAATGTTCCAAGACAGAGCAAGCAGTATTGGTTTAGGAGAAAAGTTTTGACTGGAATTGAAATTAAAAGAAGGTATCCGTTTCACGATAAAAAGAGAATGGAGATTGCTCTTAATTCTTACGGTGGAGATTTGACAGATTATGCTTCTATAAGAAATGAAGTTAAAAGAACTCACGATAGCATTGTAAAGGGTGCTGATTATTCTGGTTCGAGCGGATTGTCAAATCAGCTTTACCAGAGCACAATGGATGATGATTTGAGAATGCACGAGGTGTTTGAGTGGTGGAGACCATTTGATGATGCTTACGCTGTAATGGTTAATGATATTCCAATTTTAAAAAATGGATATATCCCTAACCCTTATGATTTTAAAGAAGCTCCATTTATTGAACTTCCATATTTAAAATTACCGAATGAATTTGAAGGAGTTGGAATTCCTATCATTTTGGAAAATCCTACTACTATGTTGAACCTGATTAAGAACCAAAGATTGGATGCTGCAATTCTTAGTATTCATAAGATGTGGATAGTTAATCCTCTAGCTAATGTTGACACCAGAGATTTAGTTACTAGACCTTTTGGAATTATTTTTAGCGCTGACCCAGCTGGAGTTAAAGATATTCAGTTCTCAGATATTAAAGCAAGTTCTTACAGGGAAGAAGAATTACTTAAGGGTGATATGAGATATGCTTCTGGTGTAGATGATTTTTCGATGGGAGTTGGTGGTGCTGCCAGTAGCGCGACAGAGATAAGGCATTTAAGGGAATCAACTTTAGAAAGAGTAAGACTATTTATAAATCATTTAGGTTCTTCTTATTCGGATGTTATGAGATACTGGATTAGTATGTATAGACAATTTTTTAGTGAGAAAATGGTTATTAGAGTTACTGGGGATGATGGAATACAAGAATTCCCATTGATAGAGAAAGATGACCTTAAGGGAGATTTTGATTTCAAAGCTTCTGTGATTCCTTCGATTGCTGGTAAAAATGATATTGATAAAAAGCAGGGAATGGATTTGTTCCAATTGCTTTCAGAAATGCCATTTGTTGATCCGAGAAAGTTGACTTCTAAAGTATTGCATAGTTGGAATTGGAGTTTAGATTCTATAGCAAAGTCAGAAGAAGAAGCCACTCCAGAAGAAGTTCCAGGGATTCCTGGGATGCCTGGAATGGTTCCACCTCCAGAAGCTGGAATGGTTGAGCAAGGAGCTGGGATGCCTATGCCAACTTCTGGGACTATTCCTCCAGATGTGGCGAGAAAGGCTATGGAGTTAATGGGTGGAGCTCCAGTTCAAGCACCTCCTTCATTTAGTGAAGCTGGTGCTCCTATAAATCTTTTAGGACAGGCTGGAATGCCTCCTACTGCTCCAGGAATTGCTAATGCTAATCCTAGAGGGTTGAATCGTGGTGGAAAGGGCGGAAAAGTAAACACTGATATACCTCAAAAAGCCCCCAACGAAGGAGCTGCACAATTGTTAAATCAAGCTGCTAATATTCAAAGATAATTAATTAATTGTAAATTTATGGCTAATTCAAAAACTAAGAATAGTTGGCTGAAAGCTAAACTTGGAAAAATAAATCTTGGCATTAGAAAGTTTGGAGAGACTGTTGGAACTCCAGTAAGAGAACCAATAAAGACTGGTATTGAAGGTCATTATAGACAAAAGAAATTAGATGAAGAGTATGAGAGAATAATGAGTAGAAGAAAAATGAAAAAAGCCAAGGAAGAATATGAGAAGAAGTATGGTAAGCCGTATGACTGGAGGACTGCCAATCCTAAAGATGCTAAGAAAATGTCTGAATTTCTTAAATAATTATTAATAAAAAAAAGATGAAAAAAGAAAATGAAGAATTAGAAAAAAGGTGTAATGAAATGAACGATGTTAAAATGTGGACATTGCTTGGACAATTAGCCAGTATGGAACATTTTGTGGCTGTTATGAAATATAACAGAATGAAAGATTTAGAGGCTATAACAGTTTTAGCTAACTGTGATGCGTTTAAAGACCCTACCACTATGGCAAGGACTCAAGGTATTCGTTCTGGTATTTATTTTTTTGAGAAAGCTTGTTTGTCTGAGAAGAAGAGGATAGAGGAAGAGACAGAAAATAAAAGAAAGAATACATAGTATTGCTTTAAAAAGGTACTTATGATATATTACAGTCAGATAGTCTGAATCGTTTGATGGTGTTCGATTTAATAACCACCCATATGAGATGATATGAAATATATATTTTTTATCGTCTCTTTTTTTAATAATTTAAAACTATGGATATTATAGATTTAGATGTGTATGATCAAACACCATAATATATATTAATTAATAATTATAAAATATGAAAACTACAAAAGAGAAAATAAAACTTTTCTCAAAAGCACACAGGATTAATGAAGCTATTAAGTCTGGGTTGAAGGAACGCAAACCTAAAGCTGATTTAGTAAAGTTAGTAGATGAATTAGCTGAGAGAAGAATGAAAGCATTGTCAGAAGAGGAAGATACTTAATTTAAAAATTTGTTAAAGTTTAAATAATTAATATGAATACAAAATTATGAACAATGAAGAAGACCCTTCAGCATCCGAGTTAATCTCGGGGAGTGTTGATCCAAACTCTGGTCCTTTAGAAAATAAAGGGGAGCCAGAAAAAAAAGAAGAAGTTGATCTTGAAAAGTATGTTCCTAAAGATCAATTTTCCGAAGCTGAAAAGCTAATAGGAACACAAGGTGAAGAATTGGGAAGACTACGAAAGTTAGAAACCTTTGTAGATGAAATTTCTCCAGTTCTTGACAAATTAGATGATAAGATGATAGACGCTATTATAAGCGGAAAGTTTGACTCTAATTTGGCTGAATCCGTTTTAAGCGGAAAGGTTAAAATAGAAGATGCAACAATTGTTGCAAAAGCCAATGAAGAAGTTAAAAAAGAAGTCGGAAAGGAAGAATATAAAGGTCTTTCTCCCGAGGAAATAGAAAAACTTATTACTGCAAAAGTAAA